CTGCACCCCCGGGGGGGCCACCCCCTCTTTTTTTTAGCGGAATATGCACTACCTCTGTTATCCACCGCCTGTCACTCGTAACACAAAAACTTGTTGCGGGAATCGCTCGCAACCGATGTAAAGGGTATCGAAGGCATCGCTACCATCCGTACGACTCTCAAGTTTGTCCTCCTCGGTCTCTGCCAACTTCTCGCCTCGCTTATCCTTCTTGCCATTATACACACCTGCGGTTTGAACCGACACCAATAGGTCTTGGTTCTGCGCCTCGTTAAAGTAAGGCACCAATCGGGCTTGACCTGCAAAGCCTCGGTTAATGAGTGTGTACTTCTCCATGTGGCGCATAGGGGCACCTATATACACAGGGCGCACACGCCATCCGTGCTTTTGCAACTCATGCGTAATCACCCACTGAAAGTCTTGATCGTTCACCGCATAGTTCGACCCTAAAGCCGTTGAATCGTAATAAAAAATCACTTCGTGCAGTGGGAAGGGTGCGTAATATTGGCAAAAGTCTGCCACGAGTTCGGGCAACTTGCGCTCGTACTTCACGTAGAAGCTCTTCACCACATTGAGCCTTCGTCGGTCCTCGTCTACCTGTCCGCACACAAGCCAGTTGATGTTGGCATTAAAGTCGAAGGCTATGATGAGGGGGTGAGTGGCAATAAGGTCGGAGTCGAGCCTGCAGGTGTTAGCAGCTGTGCCTATGGCTTTAAAGTCGTAGCCTAGGGCATCGAGTTTGCTATGGTCGGTGGCTGTATACTTGTTGCGCGGTTGCATCGACGAGTAGAAGCCATCCTTCAGAATGCTCACCGACTGACACAGAATGCTGGTGCGAAACACCATTGGGGGCAAGTCGCGACGCATTTGTTTGATCCATGCCTCGCCAAGCACCTCGATGTTGGTGAGCGAGGAGTAACGCCTAAATAGTGTAGCATGCTTGCGCAAGGTGCTGAGCACACGTTGCACCTCGGCAAGTTTGCGAGGCAAGTAGGGGGTTGTATCGCCTTGCGCAATGCGCCAACTCACCGAGAGTTCTTCGGCTGTTAGGGCTTCGATGGTGCTAATGAGTTCAGGGTCGAGGTCTTTTTCGTAGCGCATAAACCACGATCCTGTTTTGGTCACAGGCATATCGCTTGTAACGAGCATGCCGTGGTGAAAGGGCAAGTCGCCAAACTCGCGCTGTTGTCCGCGGTTAGCAGGGAAGGTTTCGTCTTTAAGGCGCTCAAAGTTTACAAACTTGGCTTCGTCTATGTCGATGTAGTCGAAACTCTTTGAGTTACTTGTGCCCACGCGGTCTTGACTGATTATCTGACCAATGGCTCCCGTGTAAAACGAGATGACGTTTTCCCAATTATCGGGCACCACAATGGGATTGGGCCAACCAAGGGCTCGCGGTGGACGGTGGCCAATGTCCCAATGCACACCCCGATGGTAGCCCCAATCCTCCCAATGTTGGAACATCGACGGTAAGGTGTTGGTTTTGGCACGTATGGCGGTAGGCGTGACAAAAGCAGTTGTGCTGCGTGGCATCTGCTGAAAGTTGCGCAGATTTATCCAAGCATGCAGCACGCTCTTGCCTGTGCCTCGACCTGCCACTATCACGTTGGTGTGCGCGTCGATGGCACACACCTCGCGCTGCATGCGGTTAAAAAATACTTCCATAAATATGTTTATTTTGTTTGTTCATTTTTTACCGACCTTATGGCAGTGTTTTTTACCTAAAATTATGCCATAGGTCTCATACGATCTGCGCATGCGGTAAAACTTTTGGCGCACGCCTTCGCGATAGTCTATGTCTATGCCCTGACTCTGGCACCAGTCGTCGATGGCTCGGTTCAGTCCATCGGCATGTATCTTGGGCGCAATATCGCTCCATAGGTGGATGCGGAACAGGCTAACTAAGGCTGCACACATCTTGGCATTGGCACGTCGCGATAGGTGGTGGTAGTATTCGGGACGGCGATGCGCACTGTCGGGAATGACCACCCTAACGCATTTAAGTGAGTTTTTATCTTCGTTTGCGATAGTTGACGCATGAGGCACACGCTGCACCAAACGCAGCAACAAGTGGTTTTCGTAGCTTTGAGCAGGAAACCGAACAGGCTCGCCAAATGCGTGGGTAAGCCATTGGCGTAGATAAGGCTCAAGACGTAATAGCACGGTAATGTCTTTCATCAATAAAAAAGATTTTAGCTGAATAAGTAAAAGGATGTATACGCACACAAATTTACAAAAAACACTTCAAATACAATAAACACAAATACATTTGCAATAATCCTTACCCGAAACCATAGCGAGCAAACGCACAGCATGCGCTATGCCCAAAAACACATCATGCTGCGCTCGTCATTCAGGGTTTATAGGGGTAAACAGCCCTACTCACCCAAACAGCATCTTTCGCGCACACGCGTAGTTTTTTTCGTTATCGCACTGACTACAACACTACATGCTTGATTTTCAATGACTTACGTCACTACGACCCCACTACATTGTAGTGAGAGCAACACTCGTTGTAGTCAGTTGTAGTCAAATGTAGTGGGATTTTTGCCCTTCTCCGCATTTCATAACTCCTTAATAATCAATTATTTATAACATTGTAGTAAAATGTAGTGAATGTAGTCAAGAAATAAGGGGTCGTGAGAGAAAGTTGCACAGAATTGGGGCTTTTCTTCTTTTTTTCTAAAAAAAACACCCCTCCTAATTACTTGTTGGGGTACAAAAAAGCCCCGTGCTATCCTCACGGACCGCACAGGGCACACTTAAACAATTAATCCTAATCAAATCAATCAACTCATCTTTTCAGCCAGTTTCTTCACCAATTTCGCAAACTCTGTGCGAATGGTTTTACCGTCGTATTGTCTGAGCCGTTCAAACTCCTGGGGAAACTCCCAGTGTACAACTTTGTGTAGTTCTTCGAAGGCATCTAACAAGCTTAAGCAAAATTCGGGATTATTCAACGCTGCACCTACCAACCAATTTGTGGCAGATTCGCGTGTTAGGTTCCATCCCATTGAGCTAAAATGGCTTCTCAAGTCTGTGTCAGTTTTTGTGCTGTCGTCTTCGATGAAGACCAACACGCGACGTTTCTCGAGGTCTTTGTTCACATAGTTTTCTAAACATTGAACAATTTCTCTAATTTCGCCTTTAAAGTCGTTGGGAGTTGCTGTGCGAAGATCGAATTTTTTAATGTCTATTACCATATTTTTTTTGTTTGTGGGGTTTATAATGTTTCTTTGTTGAGTTCGTCCATAAGGTTTTGCGCACGCGAATAGCCCACCCAATCAGAGTCGTCGTCAAACTCTTTAATGGTTACCCAAAACCACATCAAGCGCATTTGCACTGCGTAGACGTTGATTCGTGGGGCTATATCCATGTATAGTGTGTTCAGCCAAGTGTCTACATCCTCGCGCTGATACTTTTTTATTCTGTACTTTCTCGGCTTCATTTTTCGGGTTTGTTAGTGGTACCTAAAAGATGTTCGTTGCCCTCGTAGGGGATGCACTGACTCGCCATCGATCCGATACCAACATACAAACCTTCAGTTTCATCTATGTAATTAAACAAGTCGCACGACCATGTATAGTTATCTCCTACTCGCATAAGAACCTTATCAAATGGCTTGAACTGATGTTTTTGGTCGGGCTCTGTGTCGGGCTCTGTGTCGGGCTCTGTGTCGGGCACTTGGTCGGGCACGACAAACTTGCTCCAATCGCGTTGGTCTTTAGATGGGAAAAGTACGCATTCAGCATGGGGATACTCGCTGTTAATTCTACCATCGCTTGTAAAGGCGTCGAGACCTCCATTTTCTGTTATACAATAAATAGAAAAATTTTGCCCATTTCTAACGTCTTCCAGTTTCACTTCGCCATAAACAGGACTATAAAGCTTCATCCCTTTCGGGCACTTCTTCAAAATTTCTGCAATATTCATAATTACTTAGTTATTAAATTAAACACCAGTACTACCCAATCCGTCTTCACCACGGTCGCCTTCGCCAAGCGCTTCCACCTGTTGGTAACACACCTCGGGCACGGGCATAACCACGGCTTGTGCTATGCGATCGCCAAGTTTGTAGCAAGAGGTCAGCCCTTTAAACACGACGTGAATCTCGCCACGGTAGCCCGAATCTATCACGCCTACACAGTTGGTCATCAATGCTGCATGCTTATAGCACGACGAGCGAGGAAAGATAAACATGGCGTAACCTCTCGGAACCTCTACGCTCAAACCTGTGCCATACACATAGCAGTTGTTCTCAATGTCCATTTGTCGAGAGTTCGCCACCAAGTCAAAGCCTGCATCGCCTGGGTGCATGCGTCGAGGCAGGGCAGCATAACGACCTCGACACACGGCTTTAATTGTTACTTGTTCTTGTTTCATTGTAGGGTGTATCTTTTTGAAATTATAAATTGTGTCATGTTATTTGTTTTTAGTTATCGTAAAACCTCTTCTTTCTAATTCTTTAACAAGGTAAGAATCATCAAGTTCGCTGATAAATCTCTGTTGTGAATCTTCAGTGCATTCATAAAATATATTTTTAATCACTCTTGGTTGATTGTATTCTGAAACATACCTAAGGATTTCAGTATCTTCAATCATTGTTTCAATTTCTACTTCCATGTCTTTTTGTTTTTATTAGGGTTTTGTTCTAAATAAATTTGGGTTTTTGGCTCTCAATTCCTTGTGAATCTTTGCCATGTATTTATTGTTTAACCAGTTGATCGTTCTGCCAAACGAAGTAGAATGGTTAACTACAGCACATGCTTTTGTTTCACGCATCAGTATACTGCCATAATTCTTGGGGCGTGGTGTGCCATGATCCCATAGCTTGGTTTCAATCTCAAATTTGCGCTTGAGGATCTTTCGCGCTTGTCTTAGCTTCATGTCAAAAACTTTTTTAGGGGTTAAAAATTAGGGCGTAGATGTAGGACAGTGTTAGGGTTGTCAGTATACCCTTGGCAAGGATAACCCGCACCGCCCGAATAGTTACAGTTGCAAAGTCCCTCTTGACCGCGTAGGCACTTGGCACAAGGCCTTGGCAACTCTTTTTCCGTTTCATTCTTTTTCATAATCCATTATTGTTGGTTAGTCAGTAAATCCACCACTTAGTTGGTCTTCGAGTTCAATGCCATACCTTTCCACTATCTTGTCATAGTTAAAACACATAGCTTGCAACACTTGTTCTTTGTCGCGCGTATGGCCATCGCCCGTCACCACCACCTGCTTAATGCCGTGAATAATCTGTTTAAAACGTACGCTTCTCACATAACCCAAAAAGTAGTCCGAGTTCTCGAGGTATATCTTCAGCGAATCCTCAGGCAAGGCCGAGTCACCCGTTTGCAAAGCTGCACGCTTGTAGAGGCTAAATAATCGGCTCTTATTCACGTAGATCACGCGCCTTGGAGTGCCAAAGTCAAACTCTTGCTTCGTGGTGCGCAGCGTTTGCAAGGTGGCTATCTTATAGTCGGCAGTGGCAAACACCTCGCCCGTGTTCTTCAAGTAAGCCACAGCCGTCCAGAACACAGCGAGCTCGTTGCCCGTGTTCAATATGTCGTTCTGCGTCTTGATGCCATCCACGCACAAGCGCAACACCTCGGCATAGTGAAACGGAAAGTCTAACTTTGCCTCAAGCACCTTAAACGCTGCTGCTACCTTACACCAATTCTCCACAATACGAGTGTCCAAACGTGCATAATCCGTCATACGGTTCACCTCGTCGCGCACCAAAGCATAATTGTCTGCAAAGTTTGCAGCAAAGTGTTTACGATGCTTCAACACCTCAATCGTCAAAAACGACAAACCAAACTTTTGCACCTCGCGTAGCGCTGCAAAGCGTCGGCACTCTTCGGTGCTAAACTCCGATCGAGGAAACGACAAGAACAAACAACGCGAAAACAATGCTGGGTCAGCAGTCGGCATTTCCTGTCCACTCACTATCACACCGCTCTTCACACTCGTCATAATGCGAGCGTCAAACGCTGCACCCGACATTTTCACACGTCCCACACCGTCATACAGTCCTTTCAAAAACTCAATCTTGTCAGGGCGAATGTCGTTTTTATACTCATCCAAGTGCACCAAAGCATTCGATGCAAAAGCCACATCATCATTCAGTGCCGTAGCCGTAGAGTTGCGCAAGTTGGGCGCCTTATTGTCGCTCACAAAAAACGCCATCAGCGCAGCACCCAGTTCAGTCTTACCCGAACCCTTAGGACCAAACAAATTCAGCAAAGGGAAGGAGCGTGTGCTATCCGTCACCACATCCCTAAACAAGGCAGCCAACCAATAACACAAACCCACTATACCATTGTTGCCATACACCATTACAAAGTCCTCCATATACCCCCTAAAAGGCACATTCTGCAAGGTTTGATGGATAAACTTGCGCTCACGCTCAAACTTCTTGCGATCTTCTTTATAAAGTTTCGAGGCAGCAGGTATATACCAATTATCACCATTCTGTAATTTGCACACCCCGAATTCGTCAGCCTTTCTAAATGTTCCATCCATCCACACACCATTGCCAAAGGCATAAAAGCCTGCTTGGTTCCACCCCAACTGCTTAATGAGTCGCGAGGTCTCGGTGTTCTCATATAGGTAGGTCTTGAGCTTCATCAGTTCGCGGTCACCCGCCATCCACATATAATTGCCTATGCTCTCAATGCGTTGTCTAAACTTGCTCAAACTCACCAAGTCTTCAATCGACATTTCTACCACATCTTCAGCACCCTTATTATTTTTGATATAAAAGATGCGCTTCGGCTGATCAGCGTCCTTAATATGAAACACAGGTTTCATCGTAAAGTTGCTCCACTGAATTTCCGAGCCCTTCTCCGTCTGACCCCAATAACCGCCCGCCTCCTTATAGAAGCCATACTCCCTAAGGTCAATCTCGCCATTCTTGCGCTTATCCGTCTTCTCGCGGTCCCATCGCACCTTCTGTATCAGTCCACGCCAAAACTCCTTACCTCTGCGTATCTTGTTAAGGCCGTCAATCAACATCTCCAGTAGCGTGTCATCAACCACATACGATGCCAACGTAGCCACTTGCTTTAGCGCTGCACTCAGTCGGTCGCTCGGAGCATCCTTGTCTATAATCTTTTGCGCAGCCCACGTCACAAAGTCCTCCTCCTTTAGCTCATTCAGCCTTGTGCTGGTCGTAAAAAAGTCGCCAGGGTCCTGCTTCAAGTTACCCTCTTTGCAAGGCAATTCGCGCACCGTCACGTTCAGCCCCTGCTTCATGGCCAACTCACCATTGCGCAGCACATAACCAATGCCCGTGCCGTAACGCTTGCCCACAGGCACAGGGTCGGCATCGTTAATAAAGCACACGTTCGTAGCAGCCTTTTTCACTAACTCAAACTGCTTCTCCGTCCAGTTACCGCCCAACGTAGCCACCACGTTATCGATACCCACCGAGTGCATCTTCATCGCATCAGGCGCACCTTCAACCAAATACATGCGCTCCTCCTTGCGAGCCTGCGCAAAGGCCACATTCATGCCAAACACCGTGTCACCCTTATGATACGCCACGCTCTCCTGAGAGTTCACATACTTAGCAGCGTCCACATTGTCCACAAGGTTACGGGCAGTAAAGCCTATCACTTCGCCACGTCGGTCCGTAATCGGAATCACCAATCGTCCACGCAAAAAGTCATACACCCGTCCATTCTCCTCCTTGCGCTTCAGCAGCCCAAGTTCTATCAATAACTCTTGGCTCTCGCCCGTCTTGCGTGCCCACTCAGTCAGCGTGTTCCATTTGTTAGGGGCATAACCCATTTTTGCCTCCTCCACATACTTCTTGCCAAACCGTTGGTGCGCATAATTCAGCGCAGTCACCGCGTCCGCATTACTGCCATCGTGCAGCAGCGAGTCATAAAGCTCCGCCACCTTCTTGTTCAGTCGCGTCATCGCCTCGCGCTTCAGCCGTTGTTGCTCCGTGTTCGCATCCTCGGTGGCTTCGTTCTCCACCTCAATGTGCGCACGTTCTGCAAGCCTCTTCACAGCCTCTACAAACGTCAGCCCCTCGCGCTTCATCACATAACTTATCACGTTGCCTCCTTCTTGGCAACCACCAAAGCAGTACCACAACTGTCTACTTGGCGACACATAAAAACTCGGTGTCTTCTCCTCGTGAAACGGACAGCAAGCCACCAAGTCCTTACCCCGCTTCGTTAGCGCCACACCGCTCTTACGCACCACGTCCTCAAGGATTGTGCGGTCCAGCACCAGGTCAATCGTTTCTTTACTAATCATTCTTTATCGTTTTTTTTATGGATGCAATATCAGCGTGGGCTATACGCACACATACAAGCAGTCATGCCCACCCTTAAATTAAAGTTGCGGTGAGGTGGGGAGTCGAACCCCACTAATGTTCCGATTTTACAGCTGCCTATCCCATTAACAGCCTATCCCACCAAGGTGGTGCCCACGGGCTTCACAGCAGGCAAGCACCAAAAAATAGTAACCAATGAGTAAAGTGTAAAAATCTTCACACCATAAAAAAAACAATGTGCCGAGTCGCGGACTCGAACCGCAAAATGGCTTTAAGGCTTTATTAGCCGTACGATAGTTGTACTAATAGATGTGCCACTCTTACTGAAAGCACCACTTGGCACACTTTCAATGAGTGCATCTTGGGTCTCAAGCAACTGCCGAAAGTCTTTACATATTTTTTCCTCGGCAAAGGTCCAATGATTACTCATTACGGCAGTAACGCACCCACCACGCTCTAATGCCTCATACATTCGCATCACGTGCTTAACGTCTTGATTTCCGCTAAAGGGTGGATTAGCTATTATAGCTTGCCAACGTCTGTTTCCATCGCATTGCAGAAAGTCCTCACCAAGAAACTCCATAGGTCCTTGCATCTGTGCGAGCCTTTCCTTATTCTCAGGCATGAGTTCAAAATATTCAACCTTCTTATCTGGATATTTGCGCCAAATGGCTTCAATCAATGCACCTGTACCTGCCGAGGGCTCAAGCACACACTCTGCTGTGCTTATAGCTGTGTTTAACGCTACCAATCGGTCGGCTATCGTCGATGGAGTGGCAAAAAATTGAAACTCTTGTGCCAAATTGCAACGCTTGCCAGTTTTAAGTATGGCGAACACACGTTCGGGGTTAAATGGAAAGCTAAAGCCTTGAGTCTTACCTCCTACCCAATTTCCTCCAGCCTCGGTTATATACTGTTTCACCCTGTCGTAGGTCTTAGCGTCTAATTGCACATTCGGCAAATGCACTATGCCCTTATCATCAAGGGTCAACTCGCGCAACACATCTTCGGGTTCACGCTTGCAACCGCCACGCTTACCTTTAGAGTTCTTAGGGGAGTCATCTTCAGTAATGCCAAATAGAGTTTGTATCGCTTTATTAAATCTTATGGATACCAGAGTGAACTCTTTCATCAGCACAATGGTATCATTCATGAGTTCAAAATCAACGTGCCCCGTCTCGTCATAGAGCGTACAATCCTTGAACTCGTTCGTCATGATGTCAAGGGTCTTTATCTCACCACGTAACGATTCTATCATATTCTTTGCGTTGTTCATCTTTGCTTTTTTGAATGTAAATTTGTGTAGTGTCTAATTTTGAATGCCCCAACAAGGCACTTAACTGAGCAATGTCACCTTTCGACTTCTTTAAATACATCTTGGCGAACATATGCCTAAAAGCATGAGGGTGCATCTTGCACTTATCTATGCCACACTTTGCGCCATAAATCTTGAGCATAGAGCAAAAACCACGGCTCGTAATGGGCTCTCCAGTTTTGTTTGTCATTAACAACCCGTGCAAATTATTAGCCTTGGCATATTGCACGACCTCGCGCTGAAATTGTTTTGGGAAGAACAACCTACGCTGCTTACGCCCTTTGCCTATCATCACAGCCTCGCCTGTCTCAATCTGTTCCCACGTCACTTGCAGCATCTCACTAATACGAGCACCAGTCAAACCAAATGCCAACACTGCAAAATAAAACCGCATCTTGCCTTGCTGCTTTAACCATTCGGTAAGCTTTCTAAACTCTGTCTCGTTCGGAACATTTTCAAGGTCTAACACACGGTGTATTTTTATGCGTTTTACATCAAGCTGTTTGTGCTTCATCTTAGCAAAAGCCCTAATTGCACATAACCGCAAATTAACCGTATTAGGCTTCAGTCCTTGTGCCGTAAGGGTACACATGTAAGCACGCACCAATTCATTGTTAACCTTGTCAGCATAGGCAAAATATTCGCGCATTGCCGTGATATAACTGCGTATGGTGTGAGTGCTCATGTCATTGTTGTTTTGCAACCATAAGGCAAAAGCATTTACCTCTCTTTCACAACTCTCGCTCACCTCCTTTTTGCTCGCAAGGGGCTTAGGCTCGCGCGACCGTTTACCGCACTTGTTTATACCCACGAACTGTAGCAACGGACTTAAAAGGTCATACACATTCGCATGGTCAAACACTATTTTCTGAGCATTCTCCTTGCGCCATTTCCTGTAATCCTTCAGCGTCAAGCCCTCAACCTCATCAAGATACCTCTGCGCCACACAAAGCCTTTTACCAATGGTAGCATAATTGCAGCCATCACCATTTTTAGCTAAATGTATGGCATAGTCCCTAAACGCAGTTTCCTTTTCCATATACATGCCTTTATTTGTGCCGAGTCGCGGACTCGAACCGCAATTTGCAAGCGTCATCACAAACGCACACCACCACCGCCATGCCACTACTCCTTTTAATAAACATGTTAATATTCACTATTTCGTGCAGCCCGCCATACAAGCAATAAAACCTCAGGCGCAAGCCACACAATTTGGCACAACACATGCAGCAGTCACCACGTTGCTCTGCTCACACAACCCTGCTCGGCATTACCGTTCCATTAGTTACCACACACACCATCACGCCCAGCCACGTAGGCCTCCACCAACTCGTGCTCGCTCCAGTCAGGATGAGCATGCACCATCGCACCATAGCTACCGTTATTCTTCATCTCGGTCAACACATGGTCCTCATAGTCCATCTGCCCAGCCATCGCAAAGCCCACACACATCACCACACCACACAACAACCACTTAGCACATCGCGCCACAGCATCTAAAGTCACACACCATTTCATATTCAATCTTTTTTTTCGTTGTTAATAATCTTATAGCTCACATATAGCACCCAGGCACATCGCCACGCATAGCAGCCACCACATGCACCACCGTGCACAAACCCTATACCACTCGATGTCTTCACACCCCACACCCCCGCGCAGTCCTTTTGGGGGATATATCATAGTGTCACCGTAACGCGTTGGCACGTCACCTCCCAAGCACCTTTTTCTTTTCAGTTATAGTCTTCTACTTCTTACGTGCCGAACGTTTTCGTTAAGCCAAATGAGCAGAACCGAGCTTGCTCGAGTTATGCCATGGCGAGAAAACGAAGGATGAAATCCAACTCTATCTATAAAAGTCGTCCCACACGCGCAGAATCTCACTACCCAAGATAAAACGCCTACAACCAACCTTCCTATACTCACACTTAATCCAGCCCTTGTTAATCCAATCATACATCGCTCTGTGCGATATACCTAAAGCCTTGCGAGCATCGGTCACAGTGTAACGCCCATCGGGCTCCACCTTTGGTCTCACATCAGTCATCTTCATGTCCTCCTTTCTTTTCTTTCATATTCGGTTCGTCACTCACAGCAGCAGTGGGGGGCTGCAGGGGAAAATCCGTAGGTCGTGCACGTCGTTCCACAATCACACGCTTCCTCGGCATACCCTTAGCGTCAACCACCTCGGTAACCTTCACCAACCACTGTTCCCATCCACATTCAGCATTCAACCGCATCTTGGCCATATACATAGCCTGTGGACTACCTACCATCACCAGGGGCAACGAAATCTGTGTACCAACCCCCATCGCACGCATCGTCCGCGTTGGACTCCACGTCTTCACAATCCTATTTTTTTTATCCATTTTGCTTGTAAACATAACCTTTATTCTATACCTTTGTATTATTAACAATGTTAAGTAACGCGGTTATGTGGTGCAAATATAGCAAATGCAATAATATAATAGCAAATGATATTGCAATTATTTTTATTTACGATAGCAAAATAGGAAATATAAAACAACAATTATGAAGGATTGTGGACAATTAGAACAGTTAATCATAACATTTGCGAAAGGTAATCAAAGTTTATTCGCAAAACAGATGGGTGCAAGTCAAGGTACTATTGGTACATGGTTAGCACGTAAAATTTTCGATCCCGAACGCATAAAGCGTGCTTTTCCCCAAGTTGATGGTAATTGGTTGCTAACGGGGGAGGGGGAGATGCTGTTGCCCGAAGAAGGCTCAAGTTCTGTGCATGTGAGTGGACATCATAACACGGCACAAGTAAACTCGTCAGGTAGCTTAGAAGTCAGTAATTACGGGGCTTCTGATACTTCCGAAACCGAAAAAGATGTGCAATTATTAAAGCAAAAAATCTCCTCTCTAAACACCCTACTCGCTGAAAAAGAACGCCTCATAAATGTGCTCCTCGATCGTAAATAAACCCTCTACGTTCGTAGAATAAAGGTTATGTTTACTATAATACAAAACACCGCGCTCCCCTACCATCCCAATGGTAAGGGAGCGCAGTTTTATTTGCATAATTTCATCTGCAATAAAAAGGGCTTTCCCGTTAAGAAAAGCCCATAACACATGCCACAATCTCACAACATAACATCACAACAATTCAAATAAGCAATCACCTTATCCACAGCCTCGTCAACCTTCTTATAATTACGCCGAATATATATATCAGCCATCGGATAAGGCGACCTATGACCCAATGCAGCGTCTATCACCGCATCAGGCACATCCACTTCAGCTGCCAACGTAGCCCAAGTATGCCTTGCCCAATACGATGTCAACTCAGGGAATAAACCCTCATACACCTTCTCACGCTTCAACTTACGCCCCCTGCCCTTAGCCCTCACATATACGTAGCTCGAAGGACCTACCTTCTGCAGCGCCATATTCATCCTGTGCAACCTATCATGCCAAGCCCCTACACCCACACAGTCCTCACCAAAACACACTAACCTATCCCTCCCCGCATACCTCTCAATAATATCCCAAGCCACATCAGGCACCTTCATCCTACAAGGCACCCCCGTCTTACTCCTCCTAAACTCTATCACATCACCCCTCCTAATCTTAGGTAGCGCCACCAAATCTACCATGTTTATCCCACACAAGTAAAACGACAACATAAACATATCCACGTACTTACGCTGCCAATCCTCACAAGGATAATCCCGCAACCGCCTCAAATCCTGCACCGTCAGCGATCTTTTCATCGTGGCTTGTTTCTTAATCCTGAAGCGCCTAAACGGATACACATCAGCCCCCACAACCTCCTCATCTATCGCAGCATTAAACAGGGCCCTAATATTCCTCAAATGAATCCCCCTCGCATTCACACCACACGTCTCACCCATCCAAGCCTCAAAGTCCTTCAGCCACCCCACCTTTATATCCTCAAAAGTCAACTGCTCAAGGTCACAATATTTCCCAATCTTCTTAACCGTACCCTCATACACCCCTCTCGTCCTCTCATTCCTAATTCTTGCCACATACCTATTGGCGAACTCCTTGAAAGTCCCCACCTTGCCCACACATCTCCCCTTAGCATCTAGGTTTAAATACTTCAGTGCAGCCTTCTTTAAGTCCGTTCCCTTCATCGAGTTCACGTCCACGCTCAAGGCAAGTTCTTCTATCGCCAACTGCACCCTAACCATTTTCTCTTTTAGCATATTGGTTAGCTTATCAGCAAGTGGCACCCTCCTCATCACGCGTCCGTTCCCCCAATCACCCTCCATCAGTGCCACCCCTGTAGGAATCAGTCCTGTGCTTCCCTGGTTATATACAGCCAAATATAATCTTCCCCTACCGTCCTTATCCAATTTCCTTAAATCCAAATACCATTTTAATTTATAAGCCATGCCAAACTCAATTTTTCAGCGTTAATGATTGTATTCAAAATCAGTAAAAACACGTTTTTTGCCTTTTTTTTGTGAGAAACCTGTGAAAAAGCCACACAAAGCGACACAAAAGTGCATAAAAACACATAAATAATAGGTCGTAATTAACAAAATATAACTGAAAAATGAGCCATATACAACAAAAAAACCGTTAGCTCTCAAGTCATAAATCCTTGAAAACCAACGGTTTAAGATGTTTGTCGGGGCGACGGGATTCGAACCCACGACCCCCTGCTCCCAAAGCCAATCTTGCAACAACATCTAACTTCTTGATAATCAACACATTCAAGCCCTCCTCAAAAAGTCACTCATAAATGTCTCACAAAATCCATTTCCCCCTATCCTTTAGGCACATAGCTGTTTTGAGTTGAAAATCAAGCAATTATAAGCATAAAGAAGTCTCTCGCATATCCAAAGACTTGCAAGAGACTAAGAAAAGGTGTGTCCGTCAGCCACAGACTCACCCGTGTCTTAAAGATGTAACAAGTTGGCTGAATTATATTTTTTCGGCAGTTTCGCGTATTCGTTTAGCCAAATCTAAAAGAGAAGCACGAAAGTGTTCCTTCTCTTCAGGCGTAAACCCACCGACACCACCATTACCATCTATTCCATCCATCTTGTGGTAGAACCATGAAGAAGAACGCTTAAAATAACGATTACTAAAGTCTAACCATGAAACACTCATTAGGATATCCTTGCAGCGTTCCTTCATTTCTGTAAATACTTTTTTATCTTCCATATTTTTACAAAGACTTGTAGCTTTAAAATTTAGCTATCAATCACAACTTCACATAATCTTAAATAAATCACACATTATCAAGTTTAAAACTCAATTCATATTCACCTTTAATTTCATCGGGCCAACGTTCTTCGGGAATTTCCCTTTTAATTTGCTCAATAGATGTGCGCACGTCCTCCTTAACCTCTTCAATCGTATTCCCTGCACCATAAATACCCTCGCAGTTATTGCTATAAGCCGTAAAGAGGTCTTTAGAACGTTCAATAATAACTTCAATTTTTTTCATATACGTCGTTGTATGTTTAGAAAAAGATGAAGCAAAAGTAACAAAAAAGCCCCAAGCCGTCAAGCCTGGAGCCTTCTTTTTTTGCGCCCATCAGCCACAGGCGACTTTCACGCGCGGGCAGCCGTTACAGCCCAGCTGATAAAAAGTGTCTAACGAAAGAATGACTAAGCAATTTTATTTTACAGATACGGCATTTGCGCCAAGTCAATCCTCAGCCTTTTCTCCTTCATCAGCTTTATCTATGCGATCAGCAGCAACAGCAAGCCGTGCAGACATATCGCGCAAAGCATCTGAAAGCAAGCGAGCCTCATGAGGCTTAAAAGTAGCAGGTTTGCCGTTCACAACATTCCCATGCAATCGTTGAAGCAGCCAATTACCCGACTTATTAAAATACTGTCTTGCAATAGCCGAATAATTCACCAAATCGTTAATATCAACCATTGCGAGCCATACAGCCCCATCTTTAGTCTCAGATAAAAAGGCACGAGCCTTATCCAATGCGGTCTTTTCCATATTCTTAAATATTTAGTCCTCACTTGTCCCCACTCTGTAACCAAAGAGTGGGGAGTGAGAGGTTAATTTTCTATTGAATCAATCAATTCCTCAATTAGTCGCTGCGCTTCGTCCTTGACGATTTGCTTCTTAGTAATTCGTTTCAACTCTTCGAGCATCACTATTACCTGAGCAGCTGTCTTCTTTTCTTGCTTAGTCATTCATTTACACCTCCTTTCGTTAGACAATACAAAGGTAATAATAAATTTCTTATTAACCAAGAAAAAAATAATAAATTTCTTATTAAACAAAAAAGCCCCAAGCCATCAAGCCTGGAGCCTTCTTTTTTGCGCCCATCAGCCACAGGCGACATTCACATGCGGGCAGCCGTTACAGCCCAGCTGAAAAATAAAAGAAAGGAGGTATAAATAAATATCAGCATATTTGCGCAACATTCCATTACAATTAGTCAGGTGCTTGGTCTATGCGATCAGCAGCAGCAATAAGTCGTGCAGCCATATCGCGTAGAGCATTTGCAAAGGTCTTAGCCTCCTCAGGTTTAAACATCGCAGGTTTACCATTTACCTCGTTACCATGAAGGCGTTGTGTGAGCCATTGCGCTGTGCGGTTAAAATATTTTCGAGCCACACCACTAAAGTTAATAAATCCGCAAATCTCAAGACCTGCAAGCCATACAGCGTCATTCTTAGTTTCAGGCTTCATCAAAGCAGCCTTCTTCATGTTTTCATTTGTTTCTTTCATAATGTGTGTATATATGAGTGTACACGAATAACCTTTTAAACAATAAGCCCCACCCGTATTTAGCGGGGCTTGATTGTTTGTTACTACTTGTCTAATGCTTCCTCTCCTCAACAATGTAATACTCGTTTTTCTCTTCTCTAACGATTTGCATTAGTGAGTAAATCTTAAGCATCAGCTTTCTTTCATCTTTGGTCATTCATGTACACCTACTTTCTTTTATTATTTACACTACAAAGATAATAACAAATTTGTAAATAGTCAAGAAATTTTCAAAAAAGCCCCAAGCCATCAGCCTGGAGCCTTCCCTCATTCAATCTCATAAAAATACCCACGTTTCAAAGGCTGCACCCCATTCGTGTCTATCGTCACCTCTATCTTATGGCAAGCATACCTTTTCCCCTTTATCACATACGATGCAGTAGGGTCAACATCCACATCATCCAAAAATAAAAATTGACGTTCTACAGCAGTCTTGATACGGTCCATAAATTCCAAGTTATAGCCCACACACGCCGTCTCATTTAACGAAGGTCTAAGACTGAAAGGTTGACGTATATTCGTCTTCAGCGTCAACGGCAAATAAAACCCATCGTATGTAGGCAAGTAATTAATCCCAAGAGGCACCTTATACGGAAAAACTTCCCCCGACTTCTCCCATGCAGCATTACTATTAAAAGCCACATACAATTTATCCAACTTATTCGTCTCATTCGTGGTCGATTCAGAATTACCATTTATAGCACCATTCACAGAATACGTCTGCTTATCAGGCACCACCGAATCTGCATAGCTCATCAAAATAGGAATACCTATAAGCTGGTCCAAATTTGGATTATAAGGTTCACATTCAAAATTTTGATAAGTCATTTGCAGCGGAACAATGCGCAACTTCGTATTGATCTCTCTGTTCGTAGCAGCCTTATAGTAGGCACCATTTCGAATCAATGGCGGAAACGCATCCACCTGAGCCAAATAAAACTTACCATCCTTTGCAGACTTTAAATAAGCATACGTCCTGTTCAAATTCAAATCCACAAACAGCCATTTCGAGCTAGACTTTTCTTCCTCTCTAATATTTTCACCTATCCACCTGCGCAGCAAACCATCATCGCTAAACGTTTTGATGATTGCATTCTGCCACACCTCGTCGGGCAATCGCAACACCCCCGAGATGCTTCCAAGCTCATATTCTGTATTACCCTCCTTCGTCGTTTTAGCATTCTCGTCATGGTCAATATCTGCGGTCAATTCGTCCAACACTTCTTCTAACACCACACCAGCACTGCCACTATAATGCGAACTTAGCGACACCAAGTTTACAGACTTCACGCTCTCACCTACATCCAAATACACACCAAAAGCATTTCGCAATTCTGTAAAGAACTCCGCCACCGTCCAATGCGGTAAAATATCGTCCACATTATTCGTCTGCACATTGTTAGCCACAAAAACATCCTTCAACCACGAACTATTAAACACATTCAATAGTTGCCAATAACCCAACTTCCTTATAATCGAATTGATAACCGTAGCCAAATAAGGCTGCACAGCATAATTTTTATAGGTACAATAATCCCTTATCCAAACAGTTCCCGATAAATGCCATGTCCACAAAGGATAATTCACAATCATCCCAGTACTATCCTTCACGGGGAAAGTCACATACAGATGCTTCTTCACATCATAAGGATCTTGATATCCCACAGGAGTATTCGTATTATCCAAACTCAGCCCCAAGTCCAACTCGTCAATATACAAATCCTTGCCCTCAGCATCCTTACCAAAATCATTCACAGCACTCTTACCCGCAAGCAACTGCACCTTTACCTCCGCCTCCGATACCGTCATCACCTTAGCCACCCCCACCACGTTCACGGGGGGAGCTATCAAGTGCATGGGTAGTTCCTTATTAGCCCAACCAGCAAGCCCCACCTCAGCCCGATGCAGAGCCCCAAAAATCGCCAAGTTCTCTGCGCACCCATCCAAGGGCAGTTGCACCTCAAACGTAAAGTCCCCCTGATCCTCAAAATAAGGATTCATGCGCGTCAACTTAAACGATGTTCCTGCCTTAATCACAGCCTCCTTGCCGTCTATTATCAATTTAATCATTGTCTCTTCATTTTGTTATAATTACTCCATTGTCTATCCAATCCATCAGGCCCATCAATCACCACCACAGCCTTAATGCCCTGGTCTATCTGTTCCGTCAGCCTCGTCAACACCTCATTCGTCGCGCCATTCGCTCCCCCGTCAGCCACCTGCAGAGCAGCCACACTCGCCGTAGCTGCCGTGTTAGCCGACGTAGCAAGCGGAGCAGCAATAGCCCTACTCACATCCGCAGCCGTCAGTCTGGCTATGCGGTTCGTACGTTGCGCATGGTCAATCAGCTGCAACACAGGCAACACATTCGGGTTTCTCACCGCCTCATGGTTCGCCACAAACTCACCCTCATGCACCACACCAGCCGTGCGTCGCCATCTGTTACCACCCGTAAAGCCACCCTCATAGTAGCCCTCACTCTGCGCAGCATGCTGCTTTTTAATCATTGCAATCTGAATCATACCCGCAGCCGTAGCAGCAGCTGCAGCAGCCACAGCCAAGGCAGGACCAACAATCGGAATCTTCACAACCGAGCCATAAGCCATAATAGCATTCATCGCAGTTTGCGCCACAGCCTGAGCAAGCTCCACGGCCATCATCTTCTTGTTATACTTATTCTTAACCTTAGCCAAGTCCTTCTGCTTCTGTTCCTCCAACTGCTTACCCCTCGCAGAGTTCTGTCCAGCAGCCTTAATCTCAGCATCATACTTAGCCGTCACCTTAGCCTCTTCCTCTTGCTGTTGCGCTTGGAACAGTTGCGAGGCAGAACTCATAATAGCATTCACCGCAGAAAACGAGGCTGCTGCCATGTTCTGGAAATTATCAAAACGCTTCTTAGCCAACTCTTTACAAGCATCATGATAAGTCTGCTCACTAATTAAGTCCTTATCGCGCATCTCCTTCAAGTTGTCATATACCTTCCGCGTGTCTGCAATATCATTTGCAGCCTTTGCCACACCAGTAAAGCCAAAGTCCACCGAAGCATCCACACTCTTCGCCCCCGAGTCCTTACCATATCCAGCATCGCTCAATGCCTGTTGCGCTTTCTTTCTGCGTTCATCAGCAATCTCGCCCGTGCCATCAACATTCGCACTACCATCAAGCCCATTATATTTCAGCCCAATGAGCTTCTTCAACCGCTCATACTCCGCATCCGTAATCTCGCCAATGCGTTTTCCAGTCTCGTCCGTAGCATTATACACAGCGTCCAACATCTTCAATTCAATGTCCATACGCTCCTTTGCCCCCTTCTGCTCATAGTCCTTTCTCAGCGTCTCCACCTTTTGCCAAAATTCCTTTCTTCTCTGCAAAGCATCAGCCTCTACCGCCTCGTCATATTCGCTCTCATACTTTGCAGCAGCCTCCTCTTGCCCATAAAGTTTACTCATCGCAGCACGACGCTTCAGGTAGTTCAATTTTATCTCGCTTTTCTTCTTCTCATACTGCTCCTCCGTCACCGTGCCGTTAAGATAATTCTTCTTAGCAACCTCCAATTCTTCCTTCTCCTCCACGTCCAATTCGTGAATACTCCAAGCATGGTTTTCCTTGCGTGTTTCATTCTTCACGTCAAGTCGTTTTTGCTCCAATTTCACCCATTCTTCAGAGTTTTTGTTGTATAGGTCGCGTTCATCAGCATAAAGCTTCGCGTCAATATCCAATTTTTGGGCTGAATATTCACGATGGTCAATAAGTCCCGCATCATACTGCGTCTTTGCCACCAAGCGTTGCTTTTCTGCCTCTTTCTCCAACTTCTCACGCTCCTTCTTCATCAAGTCCGTTTCACCATGGTTGCCACCTGTTCCGCCACCATGGTTGCTACCTGTTCCACCACCATGGTTGCTACCTGTTCCACCACCTGCAGTAGGACTAAACGTCGGCACCCCCCCCAACGCTGAAGTCACACCACCATTTGCTACTATCTTATTATATTCACCCTGAGCACCTTTCTTTTTCAAGTAGTCAAGTAGGTCTTGATTATCTTTTTGGATCTGCTTTCCTTGTTCTACATAAAAATTATACTTCAGCTTATCATAATTTAGCTTGCGCTCATCTTCAATTCTCGTAAAGTTACCTTCAATGTTACTTGTAATCTTCTTGCCATCAGGACCAGTCAAGGTCATACCAGGTCCCTCTGTGCGACTCTCATGCCCAGGCTTCTTCATCTGCTTCTCACGATAAGCAATAGCCTTATTCCAAGCATCAATAGCTCTGTCAATGTCTATCTGCTTTTTCGCATTCTCCTGCAACTTCTCAAACACAGCTTGCGCCAAAGCCAAACGGTCAAGTTGGGCAATATAGTCATCAATAGCCTTAGTGTTCTTCTCAATCAACACACCGCTCGAGCTAATCGAAGCATGATACCCTGGCACAATCTGTTGCAACTTAGCTATCGCTGCACGTCTATCATCTATGCTCGCAGAGTTATCACGAATAATCCCCGTCAACATCTCAATCTGCGCACGCTCATTCTTCGTGCTGTCGGCTTGCGCCTTCTTCACTTCGTTCAGCAATTCTTGCTTACGGCGTTGTTCGTCCGTAGCCGAAGCATTCGCCTTCTTAGCCTTCGTGTTCTTCTCCTCAGCCTCCGTCGCACTATTGCTCATAAAAAGCCAAGTACCAAGCGCAGCAACTGCCGATAAAATGAGCGAAGCAAGTGCAGCAAAACCATTGGATTTTATCGCAGCATTCAAGGCAGTTTGAGCAGCCGTCAAAGCCACCGTCGCTGCAGTCTGAATGTTCGTCACCACAGTCCATGCCGTCGTCCATGCTTTGCACAGGGCTTGCCACGTCAAGTGCAATTTCATCACAGCCGTAAAAGCTGTCACAGCCACCGTTGCTGTCACTATCGCACGCGCATGCTCGCCCACAAATTTCACCACCACACCAAGCAAACTAATAAGACTTCTCAATACAGGCGCAGCAGCCACCACTGCATTATTCATACCCGTAAACACAGGATACAATCTTTGCCCAAGTTCCACACGCAAGTCCTTCACCTTCTTCTGTGCCTTCTCCAATTCTGCCTGTGCCGTATGGTTTGCTTGCGCAGCTTCATTCGTACACGATGTGCCCTCCTCAAAGGCTCTTGCTGCCTCAGTCTGTGCCACCTTCACATCGCCCAGCTTTCCTGCAAGCGTCGAGAGCGTTTGTGTCACACCAGCACCGCTCAGTCCCATCTCTGCGAGCATTGGCGTCAGTCTGTCCATGCCTCCTGCACTATTCAGTGCTTGCAAAAACTCCAACAGTGCACCATTCGCATCCACCGAAAGTTTCTTGGTGAACGCCTCCACTTCAAGCCCTGCAGCCTTTGCCATCTTTGCAGGATCCTTAAACAGTGCCGTCAACACATTCTGCAATGCCGTAGCACCTTTCTCCACCGCCACTTGGTTTTGGTCCATCACAGAGGCAAGACCCATCAACTGTGCTTGCGACATTCCTGCCTGATTACCCACACCTGCCAAGCGGTTCGTAAATTCCATAATGTACCCCTCACTCGCGCTCGAACTCTGTGCCAACTCGTTAATCACACTTGCAGTCGACAACATAGCTTGCTTCAGTCCCATCGTCTTGTCAGTACCAAACATTTGCGCCAACTTACCAATGTTCTTCACAGCATCCTCGCCCAAGTCCTCGCCAAGAGCCACATTTATTTGGTCTGCTGCTTCCACAAAGTCAAGCACAGCCTCCTTACTCTGAATGCCCAAGCGTCCAGCATCCGCAGCAAGATCATTCAACTTCTCACGCGGTGTACGAGTATCCAATCGCTTAAAGCTTTCATTCAGCGCGTCCACATCTCCCTTAGCAAGCCCCGTATACTTTGCCACGCCCGATTCGTGCTCAGCCATTTCAGCATACTCATCCACGAACTGCTTCATATAATCTTTGGCTGCACTCAGTTTATTCAAGGCACTATCAACCACAACGGTTAAACCATTCCATTTAGCACCAAAATCAGAAAGAGTTTTCTTAAATCCGCCCCCTCCAAAGTTATTCTCCGCAGCCTTCTGCTCGTCTTTAATCTTCTTCAGTTCTGCATTCGCCTCCTGCAGTCCACGTGTCAGCACCTTCCATTGTTCCGAGCCACGTTCCACACTTCCGCTGTTCAACTCTCGGTTAATCTCCTTAATCGTAGCCTTCAGTTCACGCGGAGTCGCCTTGTCTAAGTTGTTCAAAACCTGGGTCACCGTCGATGCACGGCTCTGCAAACGTGCGCTTTGAGACTCCAAACTCTTTATCTCCTTCGCATAAGCCTGCAAAGCCTTACCGTCGCCACGTTCAAAAGCCTCCAATTTCTTCTTACGTGCTTCCTCAAGCCTTTTATTAATCTCGTCAAGTTTGCGCTGCGCTTGCTCCGAGTTTATCGCAAGCGTCACGGTCTTAATGTCATTGCTATTCATATACAAAAAAATGTGTTACTTTCAGATTTTCTCCAAAAGTAACACATTTCTATGCCCCATAAAAAGACAAACAACAATCAGTCATAATCACGATCATACAAATAACGTATCTTACCCGTTTCGTAATATTTTTTTAGTTGTCTTTCTCTTGAATATTTACCTGTGTCAGGTTTATTTCTACCTCTCCAACCAATAATAAAAAGAGCTACTAATACAATTAAAACCTCAAACATAACCATTCATTTTAAATCGTTAATACCCATTTCATACCGCAAATATACTCCTTCCCATCCAATCATCCAAACCTTTTTTCCAAAAGTAACACCGTTAACTCCAAAAAGAACAAAAAAAGGGAGTTCTTCACCCCCTTTCCTTATCCGTCAGCGAGTCAAACGCCCCCGCAAAGTCATCCCCCAAAATCTCAGCAAGCCTATTCTTCAGCACCTCCACCGAGATGTACCACGACTTGTTAAACCACGGCTTACGTTCACGAGCCTTTCCCAAACGATGTTCAGCCCTATACGCCTTGCCCAAAAACGCCAAGTCACCACCATTCCCATGCCGATAACCATTACCCACGCCCAAGTCCACATAAATGCCATACTCCAAAAACTTAAAAGCCATATCCGCCTCCGCGTCGCGCAAGTTCAGTTCACCAGCCTTCACGCTACGTCTCAAAGCCCCCGTATCATGCACCCCAAGCAAGTCCAATCGGTCCTGCCAAATCTGCACCATCTTAGTCCGCCAAGCCTTCAAGTAAAGCGCATCTGCCCTTTCACGCCCATTCTCCATCATTCGAACCATTTCCTTTTTTTTAAAAACATCCATCGCGCCAGCCCCTCTAGTTCGTCCAGTCCCTCTAGTCCGTCTAGCCCTCATTCATCGCGCCAGCCCTCTAGCCCATCCAGCCCCCATTCATCGCGCCAGCCTTCTAGTCCGTCTAGCCCATCTACCCATCTATCACCAATACACCTCCATACCATCCACCTCAAACAACGTCACATCCCGAAACTCCCTAATCAGCGCACTCTTAGGCAGCTTCACCCTATGCGTGCCACCGCGATTCCAGCCACCCACACACACAGCCCCTTTATAGTGCAAAATGTCCCCCGTGCTCAACTTCCACACCTTCAAGTCATGCGCCTCCTTATCCTCAAGCAGTCGCAACGCATCCTTCAAATAAATCTTACGCATCTTCATAACCATTCCTCCGCATTATAAACCAAGTCCGTAGGCTCATCCATCGACAGCATAAAATAAAGCCCCGTGCAACCATTCAAAAACATACCGCCCAACTCATTACTCCGAATATCCCCCGTGTTCAAGTAAAGCAACCGAGTCTGCAATTCCTCACTGTCACGAATAAACCTCGCACACATCTGCCTGAACAACTCACGGCAAAGCCCCATCTTCGCAGCATAGTCCGCACCATCGCCATACGCATACCGAGCCAAAACAAAAACCGTGAACACCCTGCGCTTAAACCATCCACCGCTCGCAGTGAACAAACTCTCTTGGCACACATCACTCGTACACACAAAGTTCGCCCCCGTCTGGTACATCTCCAACATACCCTCCAGGTGCTCAATCCCCGAGCAAGTAGTCACCGCAAAACCCTCCTTCTGCGCCAATTTATTCTCATTCACAAGTTGCCCCATGTAACTCACAAAGTCAAAAGGCTGTTTATCTTCGCGTTCGTCCATCAATACTTAATACTTAATACTTAATATTTAGTTCCTCACTCTCCCGTGCCTTAGCGTCAAGTTCTGTTAGCGCATCAATCGTGTCAGCATCAAACACCGCCTTAGTCTTAGTTATGTCGCCACCAGTCAACGCACGAATCTCAGCACACATCACCTCACGCGGATCGGGAGCCTCCCCACCCTCTTCTGCCGTTTGGCTAAAAAGGTGTGGAAACATCCGAGCATACGCCCCTTTAAGCCCAACCATCCATAGCAACAGCATATAGCGTTCGCTGCGAGTAAATGCCTTGCGCAATCCGCCATACATCACACTGCCCATCGCATCGAGCGCAGCATCGTCCTTACTCATCAAGTAGCCTTGATAATAATTTTCTATTGCCAAATAGTCCCTAAACGCCACACCATAAAGCATAGCATCCTTAGCCTTGCACCCATCAATCTCGCCAAGCAACGAAGGTTCATCAGGTGGAGCATCCATCCAGTCGAGCAACCTCATGCCATCAGCTATCTGCATAGCCAACTCCTTTTGCCCATCTGCACCACGCCATTGCCTAAGCCTTGCACCACCAAGTCTCACAATCAGCAGCGCCTTCACCTCGTCCATCGTCCAGGCTTCAGCACTCAGCAAGTCACACACATAGCGTCGTTGTCCGTCAGTCAGTTGCTTCCACCCATTGGGCAGTTCCACCACCACCTCTCCGTTCTTAACAGAAGAAGTAGCACGCATCATCTTTCCCATTTTCATAAGCCTTCACCTTGTAGGCCTCATAAGTCCTACTATTGTAAAATTCAGGAATCTCCGCAGCATGCTTCATCAGCATGTCGAGCAGCTGTCGCTCAAAGTGAGCCGTCGGCTGTTGCATCACGTAGGCTGCAAGCAAATAACGCGCATTTTCAAGCAACATAGCGTATAATACCGTGTCATCAGGCTTAAGCCCACCATACTGAAAGGCTATCAAGGCTTCATTCAGTTCAGGCGAAATCACATCCACAAGTCTTGCGTTCGCATCATGCATAGCCGTCATAAGCTCCTGTTTCTCCTCCTCATACACCCTGCGCGAGTCCCTAGTTCTCGCACCATAGCCATAAAAGTAAGGAGCTTGCCACAACACATTGCGCTGAAACAATCGCTCAAGCACATTGTCATTCGGTCTAATGCCATAGCGGTCCATCAGTCGCGCAGTCCAAAGCAAGTTTCTCACCCGCATTTGTCTATCCACCATCAGGTTCTGCCAGGCCAAATACTCCATCACGTCGTCTTCCATCCTGCTGGCATCTATGCGCAACTGTTCACGCAACGCCCCCACACGTTCCTTCGATGCAGGAGCCGTGTTTTGGTTACTCACAATGCCAAAACCAGTAGGCGTAAGCACCAAGTCCAAGTGAGGCATAGCATTATAAGCAGCTCTCGAGCAAATAGCCACCTTCAGTTTCTCCTCAATAACAGCCGAGAGTTTAGCTCCCTCCACCATCACCGAGTCCCATTCAGCAGCAGCCTCCTTCACAAATCGCTCCACCTTCTTAAACACCTCACCAGTAGGCGTTTTAAAAGCAGGCACCACCCGCTCAAAAGTATTTTTATCTATTTCAACCATAACTCTTTTCTTAATTTAGTCCTCATCTACCCCCTCTCTATTCATCGCGCCAGCCCCTCTAGTCCCGTCTAGTCCGTCTAGCCCGTCTAGTCCATCTATTTCACCACCTCCGCATCCCTGTGCTTATCCAGCGTAGTCAGTTGAATCATCGGTATCTGTGGCACCACATCCGTCCACCCATTAAACCAGCACACCACATGCAAGGGCACAAGCAGCATATCATGAAAAGCAATCTCCAAAGCCTGCTTCATCGTGAATAACTCTCGCTTATCCGAGCCCGAGTTGTTCGTCTGCGTCTTACCAGGCACAGCCCCCACAAGGTTAGGGTGCACATTGTCAGCATAGCAAATCGTGTTCGCAGCAGCCTGCACATCCTCGTTCCAGTCGCCACCTTCCTTCTGTCCCTCAATGTTCGTCACGCGAATATCGCGCACCTCATGCCCATCAGGGTTCACATAGTAGCCACTAATCCAAGCCTTGCCCGAGTTCTCCACACCACACACAAAGTTCTTAATGTTCTCCTTCTCGCGCTTCACACGTTCCTGCATCTCCACAGGGTCCGTAATGTTCTCCTCTGTGCAAATACGTTGCCAATACGAACGCTCAATCTCCACCTGATACTTCACGCTCGTCGTGTTCCTAAGCTTCGCACGCTTACCTGTCGAAATCAAACGCTTCTCGTCATACGATCCACCTCGCAACACCGCACTCCAGTAAGGAACGGGGTAATATTGGCAACCAGCCGTCGGGAAACGCATCAGCATCGCAAACTTTCTGCACCGCTGTTTTGGTCGCCCATTAGGTCGTCGCGTGTCAGGGTCTATCCCCATACGTTGGCACAAGTCCCCATAAGGGTCGTCAGGATCCAACAACTCAATCCTTTCCACACCCGACAGCGTTTCTTGGTAGTCCTGCCAATTTGCATAATACACATGCCCAATGCGTCCACGCTTATCCGCTTGCTCCAGTCGGCAGTAGCAAGCCTCCTTATGCACCAAACGGTTAATGCGTGTACCCTCGCGGTTCAAGATAATCACGCACACCGAGTAGTAAAAATATTTCATGTCCGTCATTTGGTCAAGCATATATCTGGGCATAAACTGACGGCGCATCCAACTTTTCACGTCTGCGTTTTGCGTCACCTCGCCCGATGCAGCATCCACCATGCGCAGTCCTGCCCCATAGCAAGTCAGCACATTAAAAAGTTTATTCTGTGCCGTCACCTCGTCTCCCCCCACCAACGCAATCAGTTCATAAGGTAATTGGTTGTCATCGCCATAAGGCACATACATCTCATGCTCAAACCCAGGCACAGGTCGCACATGCAAACGTCCCCCAGGCGAGTCAAAAACCGAGGTTGTGTCCGCCACCTCCTGCATCACCGCCTGAAACGGTGTCTGCGGTATGTCAAATATCTCCGAAGTTGTCATTTTTTCTTTATACTTTTTTATTTCATCGCGCCAGCCCTTCTAGTCCCTCTAGTCCGTCTAGCTCGTCTAGCTCGTCTAGTCCGTCTAGCCCCTCTAGCCCTCTTACAAGAAAGCCTCGTCAAAGCTCCCGTCAAATGTCCGCACACCCGTCGGAGCCATCAAGCGTTGTCCCTCGCCTGCTTCGCGCCAACTCACAGCAGCTGTAGGAGCTATGCCCCATTCATTACTCTGCTTTATTTCACACCCCGTCAGCGTAATTTCCTCGCCATCAGCCAACAGCCAAGCCCTACGTGCCACCGCCACATCGTGCAACAAGCGTTCCATGCCACGCGTAATAGGTCCTGTTTGTGCCTCCCACCCCGTTTGTGCCTCTATGCGATAGTTACGAGTAACGCCTCCTATTTGCGCAGCGCTATACGTAGGTTTAAGTTTCTCTGTCACCGCACCAAAAAAGTAGAACGTATCATCTACCCCGAGTGCATTACGATAGCGAATACCCGTCACAGGTGCCAAGTTCATGCCTTGTGGCATCAGCCTGTAGCGCATGGTGCGAGCACCCACCTTCACATCATAGCTCACCAAGGCCCACGCAGCGTGATTGCCACGGGGCGCGGTGAGCATTTGGGGCGAAGCGTCTAAATAGAACAACCCCCCTTCAACATTTTCGCCTACCTCAAGTCTTTGTTCGGTGTTCTCTACTTGCTGTGTCTCAGCGTTCCACCAACAGGCATTGGCAGTAGCCTTCACTTGGCTCAAATCCTCATCGAATTTATACCAATAAAGCATTTCTTTCGCTTGTTGGGGTATAAGTTTGGGTTCGCGCCCAGCAAACGTCAAAAAGGCATTATTCACCACCTGCATAGCTGTAACATCTGCCACACGCACACGACACGGAATAAGCAAGCAACTTGCCAACGGTGTGTCGCCTACATTTAAGCTGAGATATTGTGGTTGCACGCCGTCTATTGGGTCGGTTGTATGGTCGCGAAGCAAAGGCATAAGGTTTTCCATTTTCACCTTACCCTCAGACGTCGCAGTGAGTGTAGCTTCAAATACTTTATTGTCTCCCAGTTTTAGCAACACCTTTACTTGTTTATGTTTACCGCATCCCTCCAACTCTATCACGTTGAGTTCACTCGGAAACATCCTATCGCGCCATTTTTGTATTACCGCAGCCATAGTCCTTTTTATTTTTTAAGCCTACCAAATCTACAAACAAACCACACCACCATTGCCAAAACACCTACCCACAAGCACCATTTACGCACCGTGTCAATATAATCCTTTCGTGTGGTGGTAGGATGTCTGCATCGTGTGTTAACAGTTTCGGGCAAGCGCAGCGTGTCTACTTTCACCTTATACACCGTGTCATGGCGCACACGCAAGCGGTCGTTTGTCACCACCTTTGTTTGTGTCACAAATACCGAGTCGCCCCGTTTCTCATGCACCACAAACACACTATCGTGCTTCACCACACTGTCTATACGGCCCACCGCCACCTTCAGCGTGTCAGTCTGCACCCGAACCACAGGCACATACTCCACCCGAGTAGCACAAGAGCACACCAACACCAAAGCCCACAAAAAAATCAAATTACGCATACCATCAATCTTCTATCTAGTAGTCTGTCTAGCTCATCTAGCTCATCTAGCCAATCTAGCCCATCTAGCCATCTATTAAAACTCCTTCTCCGCCTCAAAGCAAGGGCAAGCCTTCCCTTTATTAAAGTAATGGTGTCCCACCACTCGAGCTCTCGGATACTTCTTCTTCAACCGTTTCACAAGTGCCACCAGCGCAGCCTTCTGTGCCACGGTTCGTGTGTCCTTAGGCGTGCGTCCATCCGCAGCGAGTCCACCAATATAGCACACACCAAGGCTTATGCCATTCACGCCAGCGCAATGTGCGCCCACCTTAGTTTCATCGCGTCCTTTCTCCACGGTGCCATCAAGTTTCACCACATAGTGATACCCTATACCGTCCCAACCTTTAGCACGATGCCAACGGTCTATGTCCTTTGCGCAAAAATCCTTACCCTCTGCCGTAGCCGAGCAATGCACAATAATATACTTCACTTTCTCAGGATATAAAGTTGCCATAATCTTTTAAATTTTTCTTGTTAAACTCTTTCCTTTTTTGAAACTTTTTTTGTTACCTTTGTGCTCAACTCTGAAAGGGCTGCAAACATTTAGCCATTTCCGAATAAAGATTTATTAGAACACCTAACAGCTACACGAGTTTGCCGTGTGGCTGTTTTTTCATTTAAGCCTTTCTCTCATCGTCATCCTTCTCCTTCATCACTTCTTCCACAGCCTCCCCAACATCCGCGTTCTTTCGTTTCAAGTAAGCCACAAAAAGCCGTTTCAACGAAAAACGCTTCTTTATGCCATGAATGTCGCACACATGCCCATAGATGCTGTCAAACTCTATCAGTAATGCAGCAGCTGCACCGATTGCTCCTCCAGTAGTATCAGAACCTATTCCGAATGGCTCTAACGTAGCCTTGGCAAGTAGCAAACCAAATATGATAAAGTTTACGTATTCAAGGAACTTGCAAATCGTTCTCCGCAAAGCTCGCGACAAACGAAAATCTTCCTTGCGTACCTTAACGCTTGCTGTAAGACCGCTCCAAAAGTCAGTAAAGACCATCACGATAATAAACAACACCGCCCATCTTAAATCAAATAAGACTTGCAGTAACTCGGTGTAGAATGTTCCGCCTATTACCGCTCCACTCGCAGTCAGCACGGGGTTTGCCTCACTCGTCGATACCGTCTTAATCATACCTTCCCTCTCTCTTTCTCATTATTTTGCTTCTAAAGCTGCCACCTTTTTCTCAAGTGCTACGATGCGCTCAGTAAGCGTTTGTATGTCTTCACTCGCCTTATTCAGCGCAGTCACCTGAGCCACACTCATCACTCCTGCCTTTGCAGTGGTTGCCTTAGTGATTTCAAGTTGTTTGTTGCCACTTTCAGCAAAGTTTGTGTAGTTCACAATCACCTTGTCAGTGGTACTCTGCCCTTCTGCAAGATTGTGATTTAGAATGCGAGCATACACAAATTTGTCCATCAAGCCGTCTTGGTTATTGCTTACCTTATGACAAATCATCACCTGACTATAATTGCTTTCATTGGTGTCATCGTTAGCACCCCAATGCTTAAAGCGCAAAAACAAATTACCATCAGTGTGCGTATGCATCCATACCTTGCCACTCAATGCTGTGTGCATCTCGTCACCACTTGTCGAATAGATAAAGTTCTTAGTTGTGCCATTCGCCGAAGTCTGCGCAGTAGGTATATCTGTCTTTACATCGTCGTATAGGCTTTTCCAAGATCCCCATGCTCCTTTCTTGTAATAGCGATAAGCTATAGTTACGCCTTCGCCCGTGTTAGAACCTATCGCGTTTTTACGAACCATCAAGCTACCCTCAATCCATACAGCCGAGATTTGCTCTTGGGAACTCAATAAGGAGAATGTCACAAAGATTGGTACACCACCCAAATAAGCTACATACCGCCCACTCTTCAAGGTGTCATAACTCAATCCGTCCAAGTAGTTGTTGAATGCTTCACTTGAATCAAAACTACCTAACGAATCCCTTAACCAAGGTTTAAGCGTTTCTATATAGGTCTTATCTGCCACACTCATCACACCAGCCTTAGCAGTGGTAGCCTTGCCAATGGGAAAACTACGTGTACCCCCCGTAGTGAATATAGGAGTTACAATGTTCACCGCATCGGTTGTAGAGTTTTCTTCACGGAGTGAAAAATCATCAAGCCTTCTGTACACATCCCTTCGCAAAACGCCATTTCCACCTATCCAAGCATTAGCTACCATTACTTGACTATAATTGATCTCACTGGTGTCATTGTTAGCCCCCCAATGCTTAAAGCGCAAAAACAAGTTACCATCGCTGTGCGTATACATCCAAATCTTGCTACTCAATGCCGTGTGCACATCGTCACCACTTGCCGAATAAATGTAGTCTTTAGTTGTGCCTTTCGCAAAAGTCTGCACCGAGGGCATCTTACCCTCTAAAGTGCTAATACGCGAACCTTGCGAAGCTACCACACCATTCAAATCATCATAAATGGTTTTCCACGCTTCCCATGCTCCATTCTTGTAATAGCGATAGGCAATGGTCACACCCTCGCCTGTGTTCGAGCTAATTGTGCCCTTGCGCACCATCAAGCTACCCTCTACCCATATAGCCGAAATCTGATCTTTGGCATAGAGCAAGGAGAATGTCACAAAGAAGGGCGCACCACCTAAATACGCCACATAACGTCCGCTCTCCAAGGTGTCATAACTCAATCCGTCCAAGTAAATATTAAAAGCCTCACTCGTGGCAAAGTAACCTAACGAACCCCTCAACCAAGGTTTAAGCACATCAATATATTGGGTGTGTGCAGCCACTACCTGGTTCGTAGCACCATTTGCAGCAGCTGCTTCACCACTCGCAACATCTATCGCATCACAAAGATCCACCAATACACCGCCCACACGCGTTGCAGTATTCGCATTTGCCGTTTCCTCATCCCGAACCACAGCAGCTGCTTTTCTTATTTCTTCAGTAGTCATAAAGTTAATTCTAAGGGTTTAGCAAAAAAGGAGTGCGCCCCACATTCACCATCAGCGTACAAGCACATTTCTCGGCTGCACGGTCGGGATGTGTGTCGGTGATGGTGGTAAGGGGCAAAGGTCGCTCGGCACAACCAAGCAGCCACCGTCGTCCATCGGTCTGCGTAAGTCTGTATGCCATAGGTTCTGCATCGGGCAAGGGGCGTTCTTTGAGCGTAGCTGTGAGTTTCGAGGCATACGTGCGCACACCATCTACATTCTCATCGCTCACCTCAAGCGCTGCCAAGCCCACAATCGGAACCACCTGCCACGGCACATACGCTGCCATGAAAGCATGCAAACCATCGGGCATCACTTGCAACAAACGCAAGTGCTTTGCAGCCACCTTCTCTATTTTGTGTATATAGCGCATTATTTAGTCCTCGTGTTTTTGAGTTTTTGTCTCGCTGTCGTCAAAATCTTCTACCAGTTGTTCTTCTACCTCCTGCACATAGCGAGCCTCGAGTTTCTTTGCCTTCTCTAAGATTCCAGGCACCACCTTAAAGCCTGCCACACTCGGATCTGTACTAATGGTGAAGCGTTGTGGCACAATCACTGAATAGTCGGGGGCATTATGCTCTTCTTTGTCGAGTTGCGTGCCCTTTAGGTAGGTGGCAGTAACCGCAGCAAAGGCCTTTGCATCTTCTTGCTCTCGTGCCATCTGCCACCCTTCCTCACATCGGCAACGAAACAGGTAGCGGTCGTAATCGCGCGTCAAGCGTCCCAAGTTGCCCAAGCAAATCTTTATGATGCGCACATCCTCATAAGCCTGCGACACGCCAATCCCATGTCGCTTTTGCAACTCAACCACTATGTCCTTATCCACCAACCGAGGGTTCTGCAACCAATAGGCATACAACTCGCGCAGTCGCAACATCCGCTGTTGCACAGCTGGAGCCAACTTTGCCTCCCGCATCTCCTCAACCGAAGCAAGCAAATAGCGTTGCGCCCTCTCCACAAATTCAGCCTTCATTCTTTTTTTTTAAAAGTTCCAGTTCCTCTAGCTCTTCTAGTAATTCTAGTTCTTCTAGTAATTCTAGCCCAGTCTAGCCCATCTATCTTTTAAACTCATCATACTTCTTCCAGTTGCGCCTATACTGTTCGTCCAAGCTCTTAAGCACCTTCAAGTGTTCGTAGCGGTCGCAAGGAGCAGCATCTTCAAGCGTCTTCAGCGTCTCAAACGTCTGCTTCATCTTAAAGTAAATCTCCCCATTCTTCTCGTACAGCGCACGGATCTCTTCGGGCAGTTCGTTGTGATCAGCCCTACAACCTCGATGTGTGCCCTCTGGATGGTCAACATCGGTGCTCACCACAGGAGCGCCCTCGTCTAAACTCTCTTTTGCCACAGGAACCACCTCGTGCTCCATCTCCACTATGCCTTGCGCGGTCTGCCCATCGAGCAAAATGCGCAAGTGCTTTTTCAACTCATGCTCAATCACTGGCGCATAACGCTTGGGCGCAATGCAAGCACCATTATAAAGCACACGATTGCGGTTCAACTTGAGCAAAAGCAATGCGCCCGCAGCCACATCGCGTTCGGCAGCGGGCGCATTTAAGTAGGTTTTAATCTGATCGATCATTTCTCGGTCTCGTTAATTACACCATCGTCTGTATCAATCTTGCCCGCATAGAAGGGTGCAGGATAGATATCGGTCGACTCAATCTCTAAGTCGGTGCCACCATTGGTGCTCGAACCTTCGCCTGTGCTACCCTTGGGTTTGGTCACGGTGTTAAACATCTCGTTACCCAACACGCGGTACTGACCATCGCGCTGTTGCACAAGGTACACAATATCGTCGTTCATAGCCATGCCACAGAAGGCTGCAGCTTCGGCACTGGTACCAGGATATGAAAGAGTGATTTTGTTAAGCACCGTGCACGAGGGTTGCTCACCCTGTGTTTCCCACTCCAAGTTGCCCTTGTTCAAGGCAAGGTCTATGCTCTTCCACTTTTTGCTTGCAGCAAGCGTAAAGTCGCCCACATACACCGCAGCCGTTTTCAGCGTAGTGCCTGTAGCCGACACATCGGGCAAGGTGGGCCACTTCACAATGTCGCGCTTAGCAATGTAATACACCTTATTGCGAATGCCAGGAATCACACGCTGACCTTGGCAAAAGCGCAAACTATCATAAGGAGCCCCTGCAGGGCATGGATTCAAATTTTCTGCCATATCTATTTTTTATTTTTTTGATTTATATACTTCGCCTACCTTCAACTTTGCCACCAGCAACATTTCGGGGCTAAGGGTCTTAAACTGCACACCAAATGCCATGGCTGCTTCAAGGGTCAACTTCCATGAGTCGTACTTCTCGATCGCCAACTTCTCGGCGGGGTTCTCGCCCGCGCCATAGCCGTATGCCATGTTGTTCTTCGGAGCAATGTGGATGTAAGGCGAGTCTTTCTTCGATGCCAAGGGGCAGAACTCCCAAAGGTTGTCGGTACCTTCAAGGAAGGTCTTCTTAAACTCTTGGTTATAGGGCAAAGCACCATGCAACATTTGGTAGTTGCGGTTGTATGCCATGTATTGTTCTTTCGAGCAATAAATCTTTACTTGCTGACCCTTCAACTCGTCGTTAGCAGCATCGAAGATGGAGTTAAACGTGTCTACCGCATTGGCGCTTGTAATGGCTTCGGTAAGTTCCATGTAGTTGCCCTTCTCAACCGAGAGGTTACCCGCGGTCTTCTCACTGTCGGTAATGGTGTCGAAACCATTAAAGAGGTCCTTGGTAGAGTCGCCATCGGCATTGCGCTTAGCGTTCCAAATGGCCATATTGAGTTTTCGGCCCAATTTGCCAGCCACAAGCATCAAGATGCTCTTGTTTATATCAACTCCCTTCAAGCCCTCGCCCTGAGTCACGAGCGAGCCATAAATGGTGCCCCACACTTCGTTAGGGTCGAAGCCGTAGGCACAGTTGCCCAAGAACAACTCAAGCTCGCGCGGAGCAATGGTAAAGTTGCCGTCGGCCTTACGTGTGTTTTTGTAAGGACCAAGTTCTGCCTCACCATCGAGTTGACCAAGCACAATGTTGCCTGTCAAACCTGGAATGCCCTGCATGTGCTGCAAAGTGGCTTGAGCAGCAGTGACAGGCATAATCAAAAGGTCTTTTTCATACTTTGTGGCGCTCTTCTGCAATGCGCCCACTGTAGTGATTGTATTTGCCATGTTCTGAATAGTTTTCGTTTTTGGTTGTTAAATAATCGACTTGAATTGGTTGTAAAAGTTCATAGCCTCGGCACCTGCAAGGGTGTTGTCGTCGGCTTCGGCTGTAGGACCTGCCTTGCCTGTGGTGTCACCATCGAGCGCACCAAGTTCTTTCACCTTGGCTTCGGCTGCTTCCTTCTCACTCTTAAATGCAGCAAGAGCACCCTCCACAGCATTAAGTTGTTCCTTACTAAGGGTAACACTGCCATCTTCAGCAGCTGTTAAGTTTTCCAAACCAAGAGTAGCGCAAAGCAAAGTTAGCGCAACCGTCGTTGTCTTCTTGTTCATTTCGTTTTTATTGTTTGTTGTGTTTTCGGTGTCGTTTTCGGCGGTGCTTTCAGTGTGCATGGGACCAAACAGCGAGCGCAAAAAGCCTACCACCTTGTTGAGTGCCGAATCGGTGTCTACCCCATTGGCAGTAGCATCGGGAGTGAGTGTGGGTACAATGCCCTCGTGTCGAACGCGAACGGGCAAGGGAAAACCGCAAGCCACCAAATGTTCGCGAGCCGAAGCACTCAAACCCTCGGGTTGCTGTTCTTCTTCGTCGGGGTCAATCTCATCAATCAACCCATACTCCAAAGCCTCTTCTGCAGTGATCCATCGCTCTTCGCTCATCAACTTAGCCATTTCCTTAGCTTCGCGTTTACTTCGCACCGCATAAATCGAAGCAATCACGCGGTCAATCGTGTCAAGCTTCGCCTGATTCTTTCTAAGTTCTGCAATCTTGCTTTCAAGTTGCTCCTTGTTATAATACCCCCAAGCATCACTAAAGCCCGAAGCCTGGTGTACAAGCATCAGTGCATAACGGCTCATCACCACCTTCTTAGCGCCCATGGCGAGAATCGTGGCTGCACTCGCAGTCATGCCCACAATGTAAGCCGTCACATCCCCATGGTCCAAAAACTGTTGGCGAATATCAAGTGCCGTCATCACATCGCCCCCATACGAGTTAATGCGAACCGTGCAAGGCTTCCCCTTCAACGGCTCAAGCTTGCTCTTCACATACCCCTTCGATATAGGATACCCAATGTAAGAGTCAATGTCTATGTTATAATTTCGTGCCATATCCTTTTTTTCGTAACAACACCCTACGTGGCATGTTGCAAGGGCGAAGATACACCTTTAACTAAAAAAATAAAAAGACACCCAAACACACCCCCACCCCACAAAAACACCCCACAAAAACACCCCACACACACCCCACACACACCCAAACACACAAAAAAAGCACACACCCAAAACCACCCCGAAAACACACCCAAAACCACCACAAAAACACCCCAAAAACACCCCGAAGTCATTCCGATACCATTCCGATACCATTCCGAAGAAATACCGATACCATTTCAAAGCCATTTCAAAGCCATTTCAAAGCCCCCAAAAATCCACCAAAATACCACCCAAATACCGCCCAGATACCATCCAAATACCGCCCAAAAACCACCCAAATACCATCCAAAAACCGCCCATATACCGCCCCCAAAACCTCACTTCAGTTTTTCCACCCTAAGTTTCTTCACTCTCCCCATTTTTACGCATCTCGACAGGAGCCGAAGGCTAAAAATGTGCGGTGTCACACCTTTCCCACC